GTCGGTAAGACTTCGCTTGCATCGCTCGCGCCGTCGCCGATCTTTTTGAATCTCGATAGAGATGAATCGAAGGCGAATATACGCCAGGTCAACGGAGTAGAGACGTTTGTAGATATGCGCGATGCACTACGGGACGAAGGCATCTGGAAAGATTGCAAAACCGTTGTTGTTGACACGGCAACGCAGGCGCAACAGCTTGCGGAGAACTATACTCTCGAAACAGTTCCGCATGAGAAGGGACATCGTGTTTCGTCCATCGAAGGTTATGGATATGGGAAGGGTTATCAATTCGTCTTGGAGACGTTTCGGCTCTTGTTGGCTGACTTGGATCGTCACAAAAGGGCTGGCCGAAACGTCGTGTTGGTTTGTCATTCGACGACTTCGATGGCTCCGAATCCTGAAGGTGACGATTACCTTAGATATGAGCCCGATCTCTATCAGCCACCGAAAACCGGAAGAATCAGAGACGCCGTAAAGAATTGGTGCGACCACATGCTGTTTATCAATTACGACAAGGCGGTCAAAGACGGCAAGGCAGTCGGTGCCGGAACACGAACGATTTATACGCAGGAGTTGCCGATTTTTTGGGCGAAGTCTCGGAGTGTTAACAAGACGATTCAATACGAGCAAGGATCGGATGAAATCTGGAAACTCATTTTGGGAGGCAAACAATAATGCCACACGTTGAAGCTGATAGGCCGGGTGTATTCATTGCAGAAGTGCTCGGAACGGGAATCAGGAAGGCTGAAAACTCAAAGGCCGTTTGCGTTTCGTTTCTGTTTTTGCTCAAGGAATACTGGGATAATGAATCTCGTTCGATGATTCCGTGGGGAGAATATCGGCAGACGATTTTCGGCAAATCATGGATCATTAAGAAGGATGGAACGCCAAACGAACGGGCGATCGAAAACCTTTGCGAAGTGTTCGGATGGGATGGCGATCTTAAGGCTTTCGACGATCCCGATCGGTCGTGGCCAGAATGCTCGATCACGATTGAAGAGCAGAGCTACGAAGGAAAGACTAGCCTCGTTGTTCAATGGATCAATCCGCGTGATGGCGGCGGGAAAAGCACGTTTTCAAATCTTGAAAAACAGGACATTGATAAGCTGGGAGCTGCGCATGGTGCCACCTTTCGCGCCATCGCCGGAAACATTGCACGAAACAAGGACGATACACCGTTTTGATCGTCTTAGCGGCAAGCGTTGCAGCGGCAGGCGCGATGATGACCGTTGGTGCATGAAGCCTGCCGAGAATCAGGTCGGGAAAGATTGGTTTTGTGATGAACACGCAAGTGTGTAACTTGCGAACAACTCTTTTACGGGAGAACAAGATGACGAATCGAATTGCAGAATTGGAAGATGCAAAGAAAAACAACGGGAAGGCGAAACAAAAAGGCGTTCGCAACGTGCAGATTTTACCGCCGAATCTGCGAACGGCGGAGTTTACCATAATCGGTACCGCTCCATATGTGCAAAATAAGTTCTCGGCAAAGGCTCGCGAACAGATGAAAGCGGTGCAGGAGGCGGGGTCTACAGCAAGGGGAAAAAAGAAACGAGAGCCGAAAGATTTTGCAAAGTGCTATGAGGATGCGATGCACGTTTCGCGTGAAGGTTGGCACGGCATTCCTGCTCCGTCGTTTCGCAATGCCATGATTTCAGCGTGCCGTATCGTAGGGTTTACGATGACGCGAGCTAAACTCGCCGTCTTTGTCGAAGCGAATGGCTTTGACTCGGATGATGGAACTCCCCTGGTGAAGATCACGAAGGGCAAACCTGATTATTTCGAGATGTATGTCAGGAACGAAACTGGCGTTGTTGACATTCGACCCAGGCCGATGTGGCCTGAGGGTTGGGAGGCTGTTGTGTCGGTCACGTTTGACGCTGACATGTTTACGTTTGAGGACATTACTAATTTGCTTTCGCGCGTTGGGATGCAGGTTGGTATTGGCGAGGGCAGGCCGGACAGTAAGAAGAGTTGCGGCATGGGTTGGGGTACGTTTCGTCTAAAGTCCTAGTCGTGGTTTTTGTTTTTGTGGGGCCGAGCGCAGCTATGCTGTGCTCGGTTCCGCATGGCTTCGCATGCACCGCAGGATCGGACAGGCTTGGATTGGCGAGGATCGGACTGGATTGGCTTGGCGTCGCAGGCGCGGAGCGGCAAGGATAGGACTGGCTGGGCGGGGACCGGCACGGCATCGCAGGCGAGGCGTGGAATGGCGTGGCGGGGAATGGACGGGACCGGCATGGCATCGCAGGCGTGGAAGGGCGGGGATCGCTACGGATGGGCAAGGCACGGCATCGCAGGCAAGGAAAGGCGTGGATTGGAAAGGCGCGGCGAGGCAAGGATTGGCATCGCAGGCGAGGTTGGGCTGGGTGGGGCGTGGCACGGCACTGCAGGAACGGAAACCTAACACAAACTGAAAGGGAAAACAATGGTCAAACTGAAGGAAAGAACAATCGAAAGCGAACTGAAGGTCATAGAAAAAAAACACAAAGGCTTGTTGCGACCCGAGGATGTCGTCAGTTTCGCTGAAAACCCTAAGACCGCGTTGCACGAACAATTTGAGTGGGACGACCAAAAGGCCGGTCACGAATATCGCTTGTGGCAGGCACGCAAGTTGATCGTCAAAGTCGTCTATAAGGAATCGCCGATCGATACCCCGACGCAAGTCTATGTTTCGTTGCGCAAAGATCGAAAGATTAAGAGCGGCGGATACCGCAATATCGCTGGCGTGTTGAGTGACGCGCAACTTACACAGTGTTTGCTCGATGACGCGATTGAGGACTTGCTTATTTTCAAAAGGAAATATGAACGGTTGGCCGAGCTGGCTCCGTTATTTGCGACGTTAGAGGTAATTATTCGCAAGCGCAAAAAGAAGGCGGGATAAGGCAGGCGCGGCGATGCGAGGATTGGCGAGGATCGGCTTGGCGTCGCAGGCGAGGCGTGGCAAGGCACGGATTGGCTCGGCATCGCAGGCAGGGAAAGGCGTGGATTGGAAGGGCGCGGATTGGCGCGGCACGGCAAGGTTCGGCCAGGCATGGATCGGCTCGGCATCGCAGGCAGGGCACGGATCGGCAAGGAATGACAAGGGTTGGCACTGCATCGCAGGCGAGGATCGGACTGGCGCGGACGGGCGAGGCCAGGCGTGGCATCGCAGGCGAGGAACGACAAGGCGTGGCTTGGATCGGACAGGCGGGGACTGGCTTGGCCCGGCTAGGTGAGGAATGACATGGATTGGCATCGCAGGCGAGGATGGGCGTGACGAGGCCGGGCAAGGCACGGCACTGAATGGCAGGCAGCGAAACAAAGCTAGTTAAGGCATGCTTGGACTACCTCCGCGTTAGGGGCATCCTCGCGTGGCGAAACAATACGGGGGCGGTAGGGGGCACCTATAAAGGACGCAGGCGGTTCGTCCGCTTCGGCGCTAGGGGATCGGGCGACATCTTCGCCGTGTTGGCCGGCGGGCGGTTTCTGAGCGTCGAATGCAAAACAGGACGCAACAAACCTACTGCGGATCAGCTTGCGTGGATGGAGTCCGTTAAGGCTTCCGGCGGAACTGCTGTTGTGGTCAGGTCGGTTGACGATCTGCACGACTTCATCGCCGGAACCATGTGAATTGTTAGCGGTAAAGAAATCCTTGACAACTCGCCTGCGTGGTGTATGTTTTGGGCATGGTTGCAACGGTTTCCCAAGAGCGCGTGCATTCGTATTGCGATTTCCGCAATGCCGTTGCGACCATAGCGCGTTCTATGGGGCCGTTGCGACCATTTTCATTTCAAAGGATTCATCATGGCCGGGGATTGGATTAAGTGGGTCAAGGGACTGACCTTCAAGCCTGAGATTTTCATTATCTCTAAAGAACTGAACCTCACGAACGATGAAGTGGCCTCAAAATTCATGCGACTCATGGAATGGATTGATGATAACAGCGAAAATGGTTACGTTCCCGGCGTTACAAATGTAACGCTTGACGCGTTATTGGGTTGTCAAGGATTCGCTGCGGCTTTGGAATTGTCGGGATGGGCTGCTTTTGATGATGAAGGTATCAAATTCAAGAATTTCAAAAGGTATAATGGACAAACCGCCAAAACTAGAGCGTTAACGGCGTTACGGGTGCAAAAGAAACGCTCAAAGAGTAACAAATGTAACGATAGCAGCGTTACAGAAAGCGTTACAACAGCGTTACCAGAGAAGAGAAGAGAAGAGAAGAGTATAAAGAGTACTCTAAAGAGTACTCTTACTCAAAAAACCACGAGCACCACAAAAACATCACAACTCGAAGCAATCTACGCCGAATATCCGAAAAAGGTCGGCAAGCAGGCCGCCCTCAAAGCAATCAGCCAAGCACTGAAACGGGGGGCTACCGCGGACCACCTCACCGAGCGGACGAAACTCTACGCCCAGGCGGTCTCGCCGCTCAAAGCGACCGAGGACTGGCAATACGTCCCGCATCCGGCGACCTGGTTCAATCAAGGGAGATACGACGACGATGAATCAAACTGGAAACGACCTGAAAAATCCGATGACAACCCTGCGAGAGTCCGTTATGAGAAATCCAGATTCGCAAACGTCAAAATCCATCGGGCAACTGATGCCTAAGACCATACGAATAGTCGATCTCGACAATCCGATTATTGAATCGCCGAGTGCTGTAGCCTGTTGCAGAACCGTAGAAAAGCTGTCTCCGCCACGATGGGAATTTCCCGACAAGCATCGGACGAATGGTTTGGTTGATGACCATATCAAGCGCATGTTCTCATCGTGCATACTCGGCGATAGTCCATGGCCTTTATTGTTGTCAGGCGAGACCGGTTCAGGCAAAACATGCGCCGCCCTTTGCGTTTGCGATTGGGCTGGCGATGCGATTTATACAACGATCAACGAGCTATGCTCCAGGATTATTGCTGCTCAACATGAAAATATCGTCCAAACGGAAAAAGACATTTGGAAAGACTGGTACGAGTGCAACATCGCGGTGCTCGATGAAATTGGAATCCGCCGTCAAATCACCGACCATCATTACGAAACTTTAGCGAAAGCTCTCGATAAGCGTATCGACAGGTCTGGAGGATATTGCGCACCGTTAGTGCTTATAAGCAATCTTGCTCCGGAAAAAATTGAGGAGATGTATGACGCTCGTATAGCGTCACGAATGGCGAGCGGAACAATCGTTGAAACCAGAGGTGACAGGCGCTTGTCACAATGACAGCCTTTTGAAAGGGAGAACGATGATTATCGAAAAGAAAGTCTGCGATGTTTGCGGATCGAGTCGAAACGTCATGAGTTATACGACGACCATGCTGAAGAATGAGAGCGACGACTCCATCGTCGGAGTGACGAAAGACCTCTGTGAACGACACAGGGATCGAATGATTCGGGCCATCGAGCGAACGTTGAAAGCGAAAGGAGAACGAAATGGAAGTTAAAGTAAAATTGGTTCCGAGCGGTTACGATGAAGATGGCAATGAACAATTCTTAGAATTGGATCAGGCGATCGTTGTAGCGTTGAAACCGGCTTTAAGAGAGACAGTAGAACGGCACGTGAACAGCATTGAGAAAAAAACGATCAAAGAAATTGTGGCTGCCAAAGTTGGGGAGCTAACGACTGAAGCGTTCGGAAGGGCATATCAAAAAACAGACGGTTGGGGTAATCATTCCGGTGATCCGATTTCGATACCGGATATTGTCATCAAAGAAACAAAGGCGTTTCTTGAACAAAAGGTAGATGCGAACGGAAGAGTATCTTATAGTGGCGAACCGCGCATCAAAGTAATGACGCTGGAAGCAATCCGCGATGTTGTCAAAGGCGAATTACAAGAGCGATTGAAGATGCTCCGTGCAGAGTTCGCTGAATATCTTCAAAAGCAATTGACGACGTTGAGAGTGTCGTAAATAGGACAATGAGAGCGAAGGGAGACAAGCAATGACCTGGTACGGGTATGATAAAAACATGGAGTACATGCGTCGCGCGGCCGATCCAGCCGAACAGCCGTATATCTGTGAACGATGCGGGGATGAAGTGTGGGATGTCGATCCCGAATCCGGCTTGTGCGAAGATTGCGAATGGGACGTTGAGCAGGAACGAAAGGAAAATATCGATGACGCCTGAACAGATTGCCAGACAGACATACGAGGATTGGTGGAAGATGGAACGGAAACAAAACAAAAGGGAGACCGAAAATGGCAACGACAATTAAGGGGCTGGAAGACCGGATTGACAAAAAGGTGCAGGATGAAGTAGACATAGCGATCAAAGCGTTTCAAGTCAAAATTGCCGAGGCCTGCGAGGATTTGATGGGCGAACGAATTCATTCGTGCAAAATAAAATATTGTATAACAGTTGTTCAGTCCAGCGACAGAACGCGAGTGGCCGAAGGAAATATGGATAAATCGCAAAAACAGGATTACTAAGGAGATTATATCGCGGGTTGATTGTCCGCTGACGACAGTGCGTGTTGATGATACACTTGCAGAAGGACCCACACCAATGGAGACCGAAAATGCCAGCTAATGTCATTCCTTGGATTCAGATAAACGATCCGTTCGATCGCGTGACCCGCGAGCCTGAGTTGCCCGGACTTCTAGGGATCGTCCATGCGACGGTCGGGGCAGAACTGTTTGGGTTCAACTCGCTGATCGTGACAACGCATCCGCAATGGTATATTGACTGGGGATTCTTGCCAGGCAGGTTATCGAACTTATTGCCGCTTGATGCTAATTTTAGAGTCATATACGGTATGACGCCGCCCGTAGCACATGATGAGCAAACGGGCAAGTGGTCCGGTTCGCCGAATAGTTTGTGGGATGTTGAAGGTTGGCAGAAAACGATGATCCCAGCCATCCAAACGCTATTCGATAATGACCAGCACACAATCCTGCTCGACCTTGAAGGGCCGTTTCGCAAGGGCGACTATACAGTTTTTTCATGCGATGTATTTGAAGTGGTGAAGATGTTGAGCGATTTCGATGACATTGAGTTTTGGTTTAATCTACCGCGTGTCATGCCGAATACCGATTCTCTGCCTTATCGTCGATACTTTACGAAGATTTTTGTGCAAATCTTCAGCAAGATTCCGAACGCGAAGTTTCTCGATGCGTCGGTGGCATACAAAGAACACGACGATCAAGGACGCACTGATATGATTTCCATCGTCGGACCGGATCGCCTGATTGATCGCATCATGGTCGGCGATGTCGAGGTCGGCGGGAAACATTATTTCCCGCTGGCCGAGGCGAAGGCGGAATTAGAGAAACGCGAGGGAACGCAGGTACTTTGGACCGGTCAAGAGCACTTTGTGCGGATTGCGAGGGCGTGGAATGAATAAGAAACCAAAAGCGAAACGAAAAAAGAAACGATTCGTGATCGGCAGGGACTTCGACAGTTGGGCGATAAAATATAAAGACACTGGGGAGTTTCGATTATCGGATCACCGCATCTCAACATACTGTTTGTCTTTATTATTTAAGCTTAAACCGCCCGTCGAATCGGACGAAATCGCCGTCCGCGTGAAGTTCGTTGAGGTGGAATGATGACTGAACGAGCGAAGGCATGGATGGAGGCATGGAAGAAATAATGTCAACATCGCTCATGATCGCGTTGATGATTTTCTACGCTGGCATCGCGGTGGCTGCTCTGGTTGAGCGAAACTATTGGCGAGCGTTATATTTTGTTGCGGCGATCTTGATTAGCGTGGCAGTATTGGGCATGAGTAATAAGCACACAATTTGACACCTCCGCGAAAAGACTTATACCGATTTCGGTTTTTTGGTTTTACCGGAAAGGGTCATTATGGCGAACGGAAACGGAAACGGGCAAGTCACATTCAGGGTCGTCGCAATGGGTTGCGCAGCATTGATTGTCTCGCTGCTTGGATTTTGGGGCGCAAATGTCGAACGAAAAATCGAAACGCTCGATATGTTGGCGAACTCAAACAAAACGGCGGTGGTCACGGTTCAAGCGATCGTGACTCGCATGGAAGCGAAAATCGACAAGATTCTCGATAAGGTGGAATGATGATGAACGCAAAAAAGACAAAAACTATATTCGTCGTTGCGGCGAGCTTATGGTTGGCTGCGTGTTTCGCTTACGCCGGCCAACGGATTGTGAGACGGGCAACGGAAATCCGAAAATACGTTCCTGCGCTTACTTTTCAAGGCGACCTGGTTTCGACGGGTGGCGGAATCTTCCTCGCCGTCGAGTTCGATCCGCCTGTACAATGGGTGCAGGTGAACGTAACCGGCTCGGGCGAGATATGCTGTTTCACGCTCGGCGGTCAGCAAGTGTGCGACGAAACGATTGACGCCGTTCTCCGCGTTGTCGGCGTGACTGTCTCGCAGGGCTTGAAGATTCGTCGTTGCGAAATGACCGGCGGTGCGGATGGGGCGACGTTTACGAATCTAATCAGCGGTGATTGATTGAATCTGCAAACGGATAACAATCCGTGGTGTTGCAAGGTTCTGCGAAAGAACTTTCCGAATGACCACATACTTGAAAAGTGTATCAAAGAGGTCACGCCGGATGAAGTTGCGGGATACGAACAATGCCACTTTTTCGCGGGGATCGGCGGATTCGGGCTCGGACTCCAATGGGCAGGATGGGATCGATCAATCTGGACGGGCGGGTTTCCATGTACCGATATTAGCATCGCAGGAAGGGGCGCAGGTATTAACGGAAAACGATCTGGTCTGTGGTGGCATTGGTTGCGGCTTATTCGGGCATGTAGACCCGTTCGGCTGCTCATTGAGAACGTACCTGCTCTCCGAAGTCGAGGCGCGGACGCCGTACTCGGTTCGCTGGAAGAAATCGGTTACACCTGCTGGCCGATCGTGGTGGGTGCTGATGCTGTCAGGTCACCGATGCGAAAAGCTCGGAGAGTTTGGATCATGGCTACGCCCATGCGCCAGAGATTGGAAAGGGTATACCACACGAGCAGGCGAGAGTATTTGCAACCAACTCAAGAGCATCTATGGAGGGTCTGGAGTCCCGAACCCGACGTGGATCGAATGGGTTATGGGGTACCCCGCAGGATGGACCGACTTAGAGGGCTCGGAAACGCCGTAGTACCACAGGTTGTTAAAATGATTGCAAGGTCTTGGATGATGGCTGAAGTTGACTCGTGCGCCCGCCTCAGTCAGTCGATTCGGTAACCGTGTGACGGGACGTTCCCGTTGCCGAAAATGACGGGGCGGGTTTAACAACAATGCGGTGCGTTGCCGCTCACTTTTGAAGGAGAAAAACAATGTCGATTTTGAACGCAATCCTGGCACTGATTTTTGTACCGGACGTAGTTACGCTGTTGTCGTCCTTCTTCGCGTCGCTGTTCGGCGGTGGAGGTGCAATGTGAGGCTCTTGGGAAATCTTGTCTTGTTAGCGATCGGCGGATGTCTGCTCGGTTGTACGACGACCGTATCCAATTCAACAGAAGCCGGTCTGCGATGGGGTACGGAGATTACGTTTTTCTCGCGTGCCGCAAAAACGGCTGACGAAAAGGGCGTTGCGACGATCACGATTGACGATCGGCTGATGCCGGATGGCAAGGCTAAGGATAAGAATTGATGAGTGTTACCCGGGGCGAATTGACGCGGTGGGGACCGATTGTCGTTTCTCCCAGCGGCGGCCTCGCTCCCTCTTCCGGTGGGGTCGCCGCCCCCTTCTTATCGCAGGGGTTATGCCGTTATCGCAGGGGGTCGAGGGCTTATCGCAGGGGATCGCGATGCCGTCTTTGGGCGGCGTTAGTAGCTCGCAATGGATTAGTAAGGCGTGCCTCATCTCCGCGCCCGAACGGCGGTTCGATTCCGTCGGCGAGCAATGAAGCAACTATTCGGAATTGCCGAAGTGTTCAAACTGAAATGCACACGAAAGAAAAAACAAACGGCCATGTCAAAAACAAGTTGCCTGGATTAGTTCAATGGTTCGGCGGCAAAGGCAATCTGTGCAGGACGATCGCCAAATATCTTCCGCACGGTCGCGTCTATTGCGAACCCTACGGCGGTGCGGCGTCCATGTTGTTTTGGATCAAACCGCGACCGGTTGAAGTGTATAACGACCTCGATGATCGGCTGATCAACTTGTGCCGAGTATTGCAAAACGCTGAGAAATCCGAGGCACTGATCAGCCGGTTGGAGCTAACGCTTTATTCTCGCGCTGAGTTTGCCAAAGCTCTTGATATCATGCATGGGAAGATCGGCGATGACGTGAATCGGGCGTGGGCGTTTTTCGTCGTGCAGAATCAGGGCGTTTCGATGGATGTTTGTAAAACACCAGGCGATTGGAGTCGCGCTTTCGTTGAATCCCGTGGAATGGCAAGGAACGTTGCAAGATGGATCCGCCGCGTCTCATTGCTCCCATCGATCATCGAGCGATTCAAGCGCGTTCAGGTCGATAATCGAGACGCCCTCGAAGTTATCAGGTATTGGGATTCGCCGGACACGGTGTTCTACCTCGATCCTCCCTATGTCGCATCGACTAGAAAATCGGGCGAATACGTCCATGAATGCGACGACGACCATCACGAAGAGCTTGTTGACTTGTTGTTGACGATTAAAGGCAAGGCGATGATAAGCGGATACTCGAATGAGCTTTACAATCGTCTCGATCAACGATATGAACGGCGAGAAATCAAAACGGCATGTCATGCGGCGGTATGTGGCAGAGAATCAGGACTGCAAGGGACGGGATCGGCAATGGCCAAAGTCCCGCGGACCGAGGTGATCTGGTACACGTCCGAATCAGGCGGGTTGTTTGATTGAAAATGGCTGTCAAATAGATTCAGGAGGCGATCGGCATGACCTTACCTAAACCCCCAAACCGGAACGGCGGATTCTATCCGTCAATCTGGGAAGCTGTGATATTGCTGGCCATCGCCCTTGTATGCCTGTTATGGCTGGTAAGTTGCGTTACCGTGGAGCGGGGAGCGGTAGAATTATTCCCAGAACGCCCAGAAACGGCCTCTGTTGAACGATCGACATCTGAAACGCCCAATGGCATCACGAACAACGAAAACGCGCCAGAACGCCCCAAAACGCCTTGGTGGGACGATTCGGAATTATGGGCCATTATGGCCTCAACAATCGGGATCATCGGACACCGCATCTATTCACAGCGTAAAGGAGCCTACACGAAGCATTGAATGGCAAAAATCAACACAACCATCATGGAAGTCGAAGTCGTCAGATATGGCACAAATCTCTGGGTCTGGGTAGGCATCGTCGTTGGTCACCGCATAGAATCAATCGAGGGCAGTTGGCGAAGCGTGGCGGAAGCAAAGCAAGCGGCGGGAATCTTCGCGAAGGCACAAGGATGGGCAATCAGATGGCGCAAGACAAACCTAAATCACAAACGGGATTGATCTATGAGCCGTGGCCGATCTGGTGCCCGACCTGCTATAACCATAAGACTCAACGATCATACGGCCAGCTAATGATCGTCAATGCGAAAACCAGTAAACAACTGACGAAGCCGTTTAAGTGCAGAATGTGTAACGGAACAGGGATCGTCGTTGCGAACAATTGACGGATTCCAAATCCAAAAGTACCCTTGGGAAGGCCGGTCGGTGATCTATGCCCTATAAGTCTAAAAGATTGTGCGCAAACAATTGCGGTACAATCATCCAATCGGGTAGGACGTGTGACAAGTGCAAAGCACAAAGCAAACGGCTCGCTAACAAAGCTCGCACAACGAAGTATTCCACGAATCCATTCTATTATTCGATTCGTTGGCGAAGATTGAGAATGATGCAGCTCAACAATCATCCATTGTGCGAACGATGCAACACGACTGCAACTGAAGTACACCACAGAGATGGCAACTACAACAACAACCGTCTAGGCAACTTGGAAAGTTTATGCAAATCGTGCCATAGCACGCATACGATGACGGAAACGAACAAGAGAAGGAAAGAGCGTGATGCTATACGGTAGGGTGGGTGTGAAAGCGTAGGCGTATACCCGTCAACCATGCTGCCCACACCCAAAAAAAAAGCCGAGTATTATGGCCGGAAGTCGAAAAATTGGTCAGGGTCTGACTCTTGAGCAGCTCAAAAAGCGCGGTTCTGACTATTATTACCAGTTAAAAGAGAGCACCAAGAAGCCGAATCCTGCTTTTGCTCGAAAGATTCCGCGCACTCCGTCGGTTGAGATTGTCGAGGAATACTGCCGGACAAAGATTCCAGGATATGATCCGTGGCGTGATGCGGAGGGTTATACTTTTGATCCTGATCGTGCGCGGGAGGCGATTAAGTGGTGGCACAAGCATATAACGCACGTCAAAGGTCGCCTCGGTGGCACAGCATTTCGACTTGAGCCGTGGCAGATTGCGATAATCGGCAATATATGGGGGTGGCACGCCGACGATACCGGATTTCGGCGGTATCGTAAAATGTTCTTTTTCGTGCCTCAAAAGAATGGGAAGTCTATTCTTTGCGCGGGCTTGGCCGTGATGTTTTTCGTTTTGGACGGTGAGGTCGGATCTGAAACTTACTGTCTGGCGTTCACGATTAAACAGGCGAATCTAGTTTTCACGATGGCGCGGGGCATCATCATGAATGATGAATGGCTATCTTCGCAATGTGCGCCTCACAAATATTCGATTGACAAGCCAGAGGATCCAAACGCATTTTTCCGGACCATTGCCGTCGAAGGGGAAGGCGTCCACGGGACGAATGTGCATACCGGCTGGGTCGATGAGCTGCACACGATTAGCATTGCGAAAGAGGACGCGATTTTGACCCTTGAAGAAAAGACGACAGCGCGTGAGCAGCCGTTTATCGGCGAATTGACGACCGCGGGCTATGACAAGGAGTCATTGTGTTTCCGCGAGTATTCCTACGCATCGAATGTACGGGATGGGATTGACGGTTTTCGGGACGCCCGTTTATTGCCAGTCATTTTTGAGGCGAAGCCGGAGGATGACTGGACGGACGAAGCGACCTGGCGGAAGGCGAATCCGAATTATGGAATCAGCTTTTCGCAAGACGATATGAAGCGGGCCTCGCAGCAGGCGATTCGCGATCCGATTCGAGAGAATAAGTTTCGCAATCTGAGGCTAAATCAGTGGACCCAGCAATCGGTTTTGTGGATGAAATATGACGACTGGGACGCCTGCGATCAAACGCCCGTGGAATTGTCCGATTTCGAGGGCAGGCCGTGCTACGCTGGATTTGATTATGGGCAGACGAACGATTTGACCGCGTTGGCGTTGGTCTTTCCGCCGTCGGAGCCGGATGGGGTTTTTGCTGTCAAGTGCATTAATTGGATTCCGTCAGAAGACGCCGAGGCTAGGGAAAATCAGGATAAAGTGCCATATCGTCGGTGGGCCAAGACTGGTATTGTGCGGATCACGAAAGGCAACGTCACCGATCAGAACGTCATTGAAGCCGATATTGTGGAGCTGACGAAGTCGCTATCTATCAAAGTGATCGGTTATGATAAGTGGCACGCTGAGCAGTTGGCGATCAAGCTCCGTGACGTATATGGCATGAATCTGGTGATCGTGCCACAGACGATGGCACACTTGACGGGTGCTGCGAAGTTACTGCAAAAGCTGATTTTGAGTCGTCGGATTCAACATGGTGGCGATCCATGTTTGCGGTGGCAGATTGGGAATGTGGCGGCGTATGAGGGGCCGAATGAACAGATTAAACTGAACAAGGCGGGGCGGAGCAAGCGGATTGACGGTGTGGTTGCTATTTTAGACGCCCTGTGCTTATATCTGCTTGACGCCGACACTGGGAATGTTTATGACACTGATGATGTTTTGACGTTGGACTGGTAATGCGAGATGTTTTTGCGATCATCGGCAGTGGATTGGTGGGTTATGGATTGTTTTTAATTTGGCCGCCTTTGACGTATATCTGGTTCGGGGCAATCATAATGATTGTGGCGATATTGTCGGCGGCGGTCAAAGGATCGGGGTCAGGCGATGATACTCGATAAGTTATTCTCGCGTCATGCGTCGCGTGCGATCAGTGAAAATCCGCTGACATGGTTTGGCGACGATTGGTCTGGGGGCGTTTCGTCATATGCCGGCAAGTCGGTCACTGTCGATAACGCTCTGACGGTCGGAGCGGTTTATGCTTCTGTCCGCGTCATTAGTGAGGCAATCGCATCGTTGCCATTGATTGTATATCGGCGTTTGGAAAATGGCGGCAAGGATCGGGTTAAGTCAAAAATAGCCGAGTTATTGAGATTTCGGCCTAATCCTTGGATGTCGAGTTTCCAGTTTTTCGAGACTGCGATGGCACACGTTTTGTTGTGGGGCAATTCGTATTCGCACATTCGGAAAAATATGAGCGGCGTCCCTGTCGCAATCATTCCGTTGCATCCGTCCGACGTCACGCCGAAGTTCGACGAGAATCGGGAGTTGTTTTACAACGTATTTCAGCGTGAAACGGGCGTCCGGTCTTTTCTGGCGAAAGACATTTTGCACGTCGCTGGTTTGGCCTTTGACGGTATCAGCGGTAAGAGCGTCATTCGGACTGCCCGTCAGTCAATCGGTTCCGCGATGGCGACCGAGGAGTTTGCTGGAAAATATTGGTCAGGTGGGGCAAAGCCATATGGATTTTTGTCTCATCCTGGTCAATTGGGTGCGGAAGGTCGGAAAAAGCTCAAGGAATCTTGGCAAGCGGATGAAAAGAAGATCGCCGTCCTTGAGGGCGGCATAAAGTCCGAGCAGATTGGGATTCCGCCGGAAGATTCACAGTTTTTGCAGACGCGAGAGTTTCAGGCGACGGATGTGGCACGGGTTTTCCGCGTTCCCGGACACATGATCGGAATCCACGATTCACAACCGCGGGCTAATGTCGAGCAGGAAGCTATCGACTTCGTGACTCATACGCTCGGTGCTTGGATTCGCCGGATTGAGCAAGAAGTCACGTTCAAGTTTTTCGACAATTCCGAATTATTCGCCGAGTTTTTGGTGGATTCGCACCTCCGCGGTGACACGGAGACGCGATTTAAGGCATATTCGATGGCGTTGCAAAATGGCTGGTTGAGTCGCAACGAAGTCAGGACGCTGGAAAATCGCAATCCGATCGAAGGCGGTGACAGCTATACAGTGCAATTGAACCTGACGGACATTAGTCAGATCGGCGCAGGTGATGGAAATAACTCTTCCGCCAGGTCGGAGCCGATTCAATCCAAATTGACGCCCGATGAATGGGTCGAAAGTCTGAAACCGCTCTTCAGAGATGCGCTTGAACGCCTGGCTGGGAAAGAATCGCGCACGTTGAAGGCTGGACTTGCAAAATGCGAGCGGGACGGGCTATCCTTTTCCGAATGGTCCCGTAATTTTTGGGACGATCACAAGAGGTGTGTGTTTTTGGCTCTATTCCCGATCCTGGAGGCTGGAAAGCGGCTGTTTAAGCTAGGTGACGTCGAATCGTTGGCGGATTTGTTAGCTGAAAGGTATATTTCTGACGGAATTGGTGACTCCGAACGCGACGACGATGAGGCGATTTTGGATCGGTGTGAATTATTTTCGAGCATGACTTTGGATTGGTTGAGAGGTAATTGCGATGAAGCGTAGTCTAACTATGTTCCCGTCGGCGGAATTGCGGGTTGAACAGACAGATGAAGGGCCGATTTTGACCGGCTATGCTGCGGTATTTGATAGCTTGTCGGTCGATTTGGGCGGATTTCGAGAAAAAATACAGCGCGGGGCGTTCGGCAGAACATTGCAAGAGAAACCTGATGTAAGGGCACTTGTGAACCATGATCCGAGTTTGGTTTTGGGCCGGACGAAGTCGGGGACGCTCGATTTGGCCGAGGATCGCAAGGGATTAGCTGTGCGGATTAAGCCGCCGGATACGCAAGTTGGCCGTGACATTGTGACTTCCATCGAACGCGGTGACGTTTCACAGATGTCGTTTGCATTCCGCGCGGTAGGTGATGCTTGGGATCGCGGCGGTGGAGATTCCCCACCGATTCGTACGCTTACTGACGTGGATTTATTCGATGTTTCGGCGGTGACGTATCCCGCGTATCCAGAAACGATCGTACAGACGAGGTCGGCGGATTTGGAAGAGTTCCTTGACGACTGTAAGCATCTATCCGAGGAACTTGCGAAAAAGCTCGCTGCCAGAAAAAATCAGCTTAGACGCAAGCAGATTTGCGTGCTATAATGCTGTAGACAATTCAAAAGCTCTATGGTGCGGTTCGATGGCGTTAGCGCGTCGGTCGTTCCGTATCGTGGTGTGACACTTCGTGTGAGCGTAGCAGCTCGGCACCTGTGTTGCGGAATTGCTGGACATTAGTCTGGCCAGACCGTGGCGTCGGTGCCATGTTCTTGCGCCAGTCTCAATAATCAAAGGATGATTAACATGAAAACTTCTGCGGAACTTTTGCAGGAGCGGGCGGCTATTTGGGAGCAAGCTAAAAAGCTCTTAGATGCCACTGAGTCCGAATCGCGTGACTTTTCCCCTGAGGAGCAGGAACAGTGGGAAAAAATGAACGCAGACATGGACGAACTCAAGAAACGTGCTGACCGTTTGCATGAAGCCGAACGCATGAACGCGCACCTCGAGTCGACATATGACGATGACATTATCGTCCCCGATTTGGAAGGTAATCGAGAGGGTCCGAACGGTCGTGAATCTCGAATGAGCCGAGGCGAAGCGCGGGTGTTACACGATCGGGCCGTCCGCGGCTGGATTCTCGAAGGTACGAGTTTCCAGCGTGATGAGTTTGTACAGGCTGCTGAGCGGTTGGGTGTCCAGATTCGTTCGAGCACGCTTTCGGTTCGCGGGTTGTCTGGCTCCGAATTGCCGACTGTCGAACAGCGTCTTAATACGCGCGAACTAACCAAGGCCGTCAAAGACGCTTATATTGAAAAGCGTGACATTTTGGCAACTGGTGGAGGTGTCGCCGACGAACTCATGGCTTCGCTTGAAATCGCGTTGCTCGCCTTCGGTGGTATGCGTCGAGTTTCAAGGGTAGTCCGAACTACCGACGGTGCGGATATGCCCGTCCCATCGTGGGATGACACCGCGAACACCGGCGAGCTCGTAGCTGAGGCCGGTGCTCACACGTTGGACGTCGATCCGACGATCGCCAACACAGTGCTCCAGGGCTTCAAATATGGCTCTGGTATCGTGCAGGTTTCGATTGAAATGCTTCAGGATGAAAGCATTAACCTCGAATCCGTGCTCGGCGAAGCGCTCGGCACGCGAATTGGTCGGATCACGAACACGCACTTTACGACCGGCGATGGCACGTCGAAGCCGAAGGGCGTCATCACGGCGACTAGCACGGGTGTCACCGGTGGAACTGGAGTAGGCGGTACGTTTACGTTCGACAATTTGGTCGATCTGGAACATAGCGTCGATGCGGCGTATCGAAACGGTCCGTCCACTGTCTTTATGATGAGGGATGCGACCGTCGCTGACGTGAAACAGCTCAAGGATAGCAATTCGCGTCCGATTTGGTTGCCTTCGTTGGTACCAGGGACGCCTGATACGTTGCTCGGTTGGCCGATTGTGGTGAACAACGACATGGCCGCTGTAGCGGTAAGCGCTGCGTCCGTCGCGTTTGGTAACTTTAGTTACTACTGGATTCGTGATGCTGGTCCGTTCATGTTCCAACGTCTCAACGAGCTCTATGCGGCGAATGGTTTGGTAGCATTTTTGGCGATGAGCCGTCACGACGGCGATATGCCTGTTACCGGCGCTGTCAAAAAGTTCATCGGTGCTGCTACGTAGTATTTGGGTTTTGGGTGGGTCGCCTTCGGGCGATCTGCCCTTTTTGATAGGTGATTTATGAAACTGATTGTTGACAGTCCGCGCGGAAAGATTCTCTTGGCCGATGGATTCACCAAGGTCTACAACGGGAATGAAATCGAGATTTCGGACGAGGAAGGCAAACAATTAATTGCTTTGGGTTATTGCAAGCTGATTGGCGAGAAACTCGACAATTCGGGAAAAGATGAAGTTGCGAAGCCGAAGCGACGCGGGAGGCCGCCGAAAACAAGGACATTCCCGTAATGAAGGTCAAAATTGTCCGCGATGGGATTTTGATCGATGTTTGTTGCGAGATTCCCGACGCGGAAGCAATCGAATTGATTCGTAATGGGATAGCCGTCCCAGTTCGGCGACCTATAGAACGATCGGTTTTGGTGCCGCCTGAATCGACGATATTGGGAAGGGACACGTTGCATGTCTGTGGCACTTGAACGTACATGGCGCGTTGAGACTAGCGTGGAACCGACAAGCGAGCCGGTAACATTAGCACAAGCTAAATCTCATTTGCGAGTTGATGACGTGGCGAGTGATTCCTACATCATCGACCTGATTAAAGCTGCGCGGCAGTCCGTCGAAGCGAGGATAGATTCCACGTTAATGACAACGACCAAGATTATGCGTCTGTCGCGATTTGATGGAAACGACGCGAATACGATCAAACTATTCGGTTCGCCGATCCAATCGATTACAAGTGTCAAATATTATGACACTGACAACGTACTGCAAACCTGGTCCTCGACGAATTGGGTTGAAAACTTTGGTGGCGTTGAGCACGGGATCATACAGCTCGCTGATGGCGCATCGTGGCCGTCAATAACGGCTCGGTTGGATGCTGTGGAAATAACCTACATCGCAGGATATACGTCCGCCGGCAACGTGCCGAATCCGATTAAGCAAGCGATTTTGTCGATTGTCGGGACGCTGTTTTTGCAGCGTGAAGATGCTGCGGTGTCGGGGTCATATATTGAGATTCCGGCTGTGGCCGATTGTCTGTTATTTAATTACCAGAACTTTTACCGAGACCCATGGCAATAACCTTAAAAGCTGGTCGCTTAAACAAGCGCGTCGATATTTTGACAGTGTCGGAAACGATCGACGATCTTGGAGATTCCACGCAATCGACAGTGATTGAACGGACGGTATGGGCAGAGATTTCACCCGTGACGTTCAGGGATTCTGAACGCTTGGCTGCATCCGGTCAAGTAGAAGAGTCGATCACTCATAGGATCGTTATACGTCACGTCGATGGGATCACGGGCAAGCATAAGCTGAGGTTCAACGGAAGGATATTTGAGATAGCGGGGATCGCCAACGTCGGCGAGCAGGGAGTGTTGGACGAAATACTTTGCCGTGAGGAAGTGTAATGGCAGATTCGATTAGCAAGGTTGAAACGGATTTGAAGCTCAAAGTCACGATGACAAAAGATTTGGGCATTGATGGCGCGACTAATCCGGAGATTGTGCAGGAGACTGGCACGAATGCAAAAGCTGATTTTTCGCCGACTACGACTGTGCCTATGTCAGTCGTTTGGACAGATACGAGAACATTCGCAACGACTGAATCTCTTGATTTGACTGCATTGCCACAAGCGAACTTCAGCGCAAATGTCGATATGACTGGTCTCCGCGTTCAAGTGATAAAGATCATTGCTGCGTCTAGCAATGGCGCCAATATCCAAATTGATAAAAGCGGAGTCAATGGATATTTCATTTGGGGTGCGAGTGCGGATTCGGTGACTTTGCTTCCTGGATGCGCGATCGAAATGGTTTGTAACAATAACATGCCCTTAATTGGTGCGACTGCGAAAAGCATAGACGTGTCAGGAACAGGCACATTGACTTATGACATTCAGATTGTGGCAGGTTAATGTCTGACAGTGAGTTTGGAGTAAATCTGATCGGGATACAAGAGGTATTGCAGCGCTTGTCTGCGCTTGAAGGTAAAGCGAGGCGTGTTGCGACACGGAAGACGATATCGGCTGGTGCTAGGATTATTAAGCGCGAAATGAAACGACGTGCACCGCGCGGTCCGACTGGGAATCTTAAGCGTTCGATTCGTCAAAAGGTAATGGTAAAGAATGGCGGTCGTATTGCGTGGGCTGTCGTGACACCGAGACATGAGATAGCACCACACAGACATTTGGTAGTGCGCGGGACCCAACTGCGAGCGAAAAAGAAGGCAGGTATACCTGGATTGGGACAGATTACGGGTCGAGTCAAGCCAAATGATTTTATCGGTGACACGTTTGACGCGAAAGCGTCCGAAGCATCGGAAGTAATGTTGAACACAGCGGCTCAATTATTGCAGGCGGCGATTGATGGCGGTTGAAAAGGCAGTCCGTGACATTCTGGTCAGCTCCACGGGAGTGACTTCGATAGTTGCATCGAGGGTGTATTCGGGTTTTGTGCCCCAAGAGGTAACAATGCCTTTCATCATGTTTCGGCGTGATAGGACGGAGCGGAATCGATCGCTTGACGGTCCTAGCGGCCTCGTTGCTGCTGAGATTGAGGTTAATTGTATTTCCCAATCGGCAGCACAATTGCAGTCACTTGCGGACGCAGTAAGGCTGGCATTAGACAATTATTCTGGCACAAACAAAGGAATAACTGTTCATCGAAGTTTTTTGGACGATGAAAGTGACGACACTGAACTTGAAGTGTCTGGCGGCGACGAACGTGTACGGCGTCGCGCTTTGGATTTTGTCATTTGGTTTTACGAAACGGCTGCATAGCCGATGTTGAATAGGAGCTAAGATATGGCAACAACTGCGACGATAGGGACTGGGGTAACACTCGGTATTGATGAAACCGGCGGGACTACGTTTACAACAGTGGCCGAAGTTACTTCGGTTAACCTGAACATGACTTGCGGTGAGGCTGACGCGACTGCGTTGGACAGCGGTGGAATAGCACAGTTTATTCCGACGGTGCGGGAGGCGACGTTGACCGTGAGTGGCAATTTCTTGCCGGATTCGCATGATTTGAGCGCTGGGCCGAATCTTTATACGAAGTTCCAAGCTCGCGCTACGATCGGATGGCAAATTACCTGGAATGATCCGACGACTCCGGCGACTGCAACAGGGACCGGATTCATCACCGAATTGACGCCGTCTGTTAGCAGTCCGCGAGACCCTAATGCATTTTCAATGACGATTCGGGTAGATGGCAACGATGTTACCTTTGCTGGCATGGCGACTGTATGACGTTGAAAGATGACATTCTATCGAGCGACGATCTTGCGACAAAGCAGATTCATGCTTGGGGTCAGGTCTTTTATATCCGCGAATTGAAAGCGTCTGAGCTTGCAAAGATTCAGAGTTACGAATCAGGAAGCGTCAAGCAAGTGGCGGCGTTCATTGTTGCGGCTGCGGTAGACGAAAACGGTGCGCAGATTTTCCAATGGTCTGACATTGATAAGTTGTGTCAAAAACGATTCCAAACGCTCGTAGAAGTCGCGGAACAGATTGTACTTTTTAACGGCCTTGGAGCAGATAGCGACGCCGAGGGAAACTCCGAAATGATCAGCAACGATTGATTGCAATGCGTCTCGCGTTGGCGATGGGTGAAGTGAATGTCGATCGGATGTTGTCGCGCATCACTTGCAGACAGTTTCTGGAGTGGTGCGCATTTTATGCAATCGATCCATTTGGTTCGCAACGACAAGACTATAACTTCGCAGCGTTGATGTTGCTGATCGCCAGTGCATTGGGCGAAAAGAAAAAGACGATCGACGATTTCCTTTTGTTTAAGGATGACGATAAGGCGAAGAATGATCCGGCGAAACAACAATATGCGTTCAAACTATTAGCTGGTTTTATGGGCGGGAATATCAATGGCGAAAAATCCTAGACTAACAGTCATTTTCACAGCGAGCACGGCCGCGCTCGATAATGCGCTTACACGGATTGATCGGAAGCTCAAGAAGTTTTCCCGCGCTATCAATGCGAATGCCAAGGTCGTGGCCAAGTGGGGCGTGAGGATAGGGGCTGCCGCGAGTGCGGTTCTTGTATTTTTCACGCGGCGTGAGTTTAAGGCATTGGATGCTGTCGCCAAGCTATCTGATCGGATCGGTATTCAAACGCAAAAGCTGGCCGGATTGGAATTAGCTGCAACGCAGACCGGCCTATCCAACGAAATCTTTATCAAAAGCATCGAGACGATGCGGAAAGTTTTGGGCGATGCGAACGTGCAGGAACTTGCACAGGCTAAGCGGGCTTTCGCTGCGATAGGATTAAGCAGCAAGCAGCTTGCCAGCTTATCGACATTTCAACAGTTGAAGTTGATAGCTGATGGACTGAACAGGATGAGCAGTGCAACCGATCGGGCATCGCTTGCTGCAACGATCTTCGGACGCGCAGGTGGAAAGCAATTCTTAAACTTCATCGCTTTGGGAAGCAAGGGCATTGAAGATTTTGTTAAAGAAGCTGACAGATTGGGTTTGACTTTCCGGCGTTCTGACTTGGCGCGGATCGAGGCATTTAACGATGCGATCGACAAGATGCAACGGATTACGAGGGCGGTTTTCGGTGAAATCGCGGTCAATGTGGCTGGCGTTCTTGAGACTTTGGTTTCTCGGTTTAATGAGGTCGGCGGCGCAGCTAAGGGTATGCGCGAAGCAATACGATCGGCCTTTGACGGTATAAAGACATTTGGATTTCAGATTGCTGAGTCATTTGACCTGATGACGATTTCGTTCAAAAAACTTCAGTTGTCAATTGCAAAAGGGCGAAATGCTTTCGGAAAGAAAAGTGGGCGTAGTCTATTATCGTTTATCACAAATCCTGTGGAAAACTTTTTGCTTCGTCCGGGCGCGGCAATTAGTCTTGGATTGGAGAAATTAGGTTTTCTCGAACCTGGAACTACGGCTAAGCGAGCTGATCAATTCATCGCTCCTCAATCAAAATTGCAGGGCACGATTGACCAGTTAAGTAAAGAAATTAAACAACTCGAAGATTCATTCGGCACGAGTGCGACGCCGACGCAAAACAAATTGTTTCAATTTTTCCAAGATGTCGCGAACCGGATAGGCAGCGAAATCAATAAGCGTCTGGGGTTGGGACGCGGCGGCGGGGAAACACCATCGCCTTCGGCAGGAAAGACAACTGCGATTAGCGACATTTTTAAGGGAGTAGGTGGATTCTCTGGAGTGAGCGGTCTCGGTACTGCGCGGGAGCTGGGCATTATCAACGGTCAACCGAGATTCGGCGTAACGGCTGGGATTCAATCCATCGGTCAAGGTATTTCACGAAAGATAAATCGTATCATTAACATATTGCAGCGTGCTGAGAATAGGGCGGTCGGCGGTCAAGGTGGATCGACGGGCGTAGTATTCATCTAATGGGATTCGCATATTTACTGTCAAACACTGGCGAAGGCGACCAGGTTGAGAAACTCGGCGCTAGCGCGATCGAGCTGTTTCACGTCGAAACTTCAACGATTTCGCAGCATCCGTTTTCGTTTTTGCAGGCGCGTGTGATCCGCGATCCCTACGGGCGGACTTCCGTTCCAATCGGTCGTCAGCATCCAACGCTTGAGAATCTGTTTGTCGATGGCTATGTAATCCAAGAGCACAAAAGCGATACCAGTTTCAATGTTCTCGTCGTATACAAAACAAAAGACACATCCGAGGAAGGGTCGTTTACAGGGTGGAAAGTTTCGTCGAGGATTAGCACGACGACAGAAAAGATCGGCCGCGCATTGGCAACGATCGCTCCCGATGGGACAGTATTGCCAGGAGAACTTATCGGTCCACATGTTTATCAGCCGACTTTTGAAGGACCTCCATCCGGTCCAGGCGATCCAGTTGGCAAACCCGCGACGCACACAGCGATTGATCCCGCTACTGGTAGGACAATCAATCTCTACGGTCTGGGATTCAACATTCAGGGCGGTCCTATTTTCTGGTCGTCGAATGCGCCGCGCCGCGTTGAAGGTTTTGAACGCATCATAACTACTACAGATTATTCAATAAGCAAGATAGCACCTCGTTTCACGTTTGCTTCTTCGCGCGCTATTGATGCGTTCGGCGGGACGGTTAATCGAATCGCATGGAAAGGATTTCCTGCGCGGACGTTATTGTTTATCGGATTCAGCCAAGAAGAGCGAGTTACTGCCAACGGTTTTGAATATCCTATATCGGTTGAACTTTCATATCGGCGCGAAGGCTGGACTCCGGTGGAGTTTGTCGAGACATACAGAACGGAATCCAATGAAGAAGCAGAAGTTGTACGATTGGATGGGTCGCTGGAGGCAACGACATATAAGGTCTATGAGGATTCGGACTTTGAAGCCTTGTTTGCTGCTATTGCGGCTGGTAATTCGCCGAGTGATCCAAGTCTTTCAAGACAAATCGGAGCGGTCAAAAAATGAGTCCGCTTCCCGATCCAATTCGACCAGGTCAACGAGCCTTAAAGACTGACGATTGGAACTTTCTAATCAATGAAGTGCGACGATTGACGACCCAAACCGTCACGAAGGTTCTCAATGAGAGCGTCGCCGCATTCGTCCCGCCGCGGGAGCGGACCGTCGTGATAACGAAGACGCCGTCAGATTCTAACGGATTCATCATTGTGAGACCCGTACGATATGCGACGACTCCGCCGAAAGGTTGCGAAGGATCGGGGCCAACGAAAGCATGTTTTTACGAGTTCGCGGGTGATGACCTCGAAGTCTATCCCGATTTTGGATTCAAGCCGAGCGATTATTCGGACAGCGTTCTGCAAGGTGATTTGGATGACCTTGCGCCGTTTTTGCGAATGTATTTTGAGGCTGGAACATGGCGGTTGCAAAAACCGGTGGCGTCGACGGCGATTGACCGTGCAATCGTGCGCGACATTCCGGGTGCTACTGCACCATTTATCATTATCGAGCGTGTGCGACCCGTGGCCGATCCCGAACAGGTTACGATCACAATTCAGCCGACCGGCGTAGAAGAGCAGGTGCAAACGGAGCCGGGGACATTCGGGATGCACTATGAACTTTTCAAGCATGTAGGCGTGTTCACGCCGAACGTCGCGACGATTTGGTTGGTCTTTTGGCGGGGCTTGTGGTGGGCCGATCAGCACTTCAGGTTCGGCGTCGATCGCGCACCGTTTGATATCCGTTCGTCCGATTGTGTTAGGAGTCAAACATAATGGGTGCGTGCTGTCATAGGCCGGATACGTTAAGTGCTTGGCAGTGCAACGATCGCGCGACGAAAGCGGATTGCGAAGCGTCTGACTCGATCACGGCGTGGCATCCTGGATTGTCATGCGCGGAGCATTTTCAATGTTCGAGCGGGACCGAGTGCGAGCGATGCCGATGGGGTGCGTGTTGTTTTTCAGGGCCGAATCACGACGAATGTACAATGACTCCGCCGGAGTTTTGCGGCGGGCAGGTAGGTTTGTTTGGAGGCGAAGGCAGCCATTGCTTCACGGGGAATCCATGTGGAGAAGTATCAGGCGCTTGTTGTTGGCAGGAAAGCCAAACGGGATTGGCGAGATTATGTGAGACGACTACGCGGAATGCTTGCGATCAGAGATTGCAATCGACATTTTTCGAGGGGTTGACCTGCGAGAATGCTTTCCCGCTGGCGTCTGATTGTGATTCGTTTGGAAACTTTTGTACGGGTTGTTTTTGGGTGCCATGCTGCGAGGGGCCGATTGATAATCCGACTTGCACGATGTTGGCTGACTTTACTTGCGAAAATCGCGGCGGTCGTCCTGGTCAGTTTGGCGAGCATTGTTTGATCGGCAATCCATGCGCTCCCGCGGTTGCACCGGTTATGGCTTGCTGTTTGCCCGATGGAACCTGCACAGACTTGACCGAGCAGGAATGTTCCAATCTCGGTGGCCAGTCCGCGCCCACAGGCGACAAGTGCGTCGATCAAAATGAGTTTGGGGAACAGGTGATTTGGGATTGTTCACCGCCAGAAGGATGTTTCAGCAAGCGATTTCCGGGGCCGAAGCGATGGACAGCGAAGCTATGCGACGATGTTTCGTTCGCGATCAATCCATTCACGGGCGATGCGGAGTCCGACATTGAAGGTGCCAAGAGTCGGCATCACGTCAGAGCAGAAGCAGGCGTGCCGGGCGAGCGACTCTGCAAGACAATCGGCGGTCGTTTGATGATGGACGATGATGGGTTCGTCAGGCTCGGCTATTGCTCGAATCCGCGAAGTGGTGGCACGGTGTTCAAGCAGCTTCATCGCGCCGAGTTGGCGACCGACAGGGAAGGGCAATTCGGGACGAACAAGGGCGATCACGTTTTTGTCGGCACGATCCATACTCCGTTTTGGTTTGAGACGGAAGTCACGTCGATCGAGTTTGTTTGCGGGAGGCAGCTCTAATGTCATGCACGCTGACATTCGCGGACGGTTCGGTCGGCGACCTTTGCAATGTGCTTTTTGGTGATGGATTTTCGACCGGCGAGGCGCTAACCGAGCATGCTGATTGTTGGCTATCGAGTACGATTGATGACGGGAGGCGCGAGGGATGCGGTGTCGGATTTGCGACGTGTGGGGATTTTCCCGACGACGTGATGAATGGCATGACCATTGACAACGGGGATCGCTGGCTGGCCTACGATCCGCGTGCGGGAACCGTCGATGCTTATGGGCGTCAAGCGGACTTGCATTCAAACTCAATGAACCTGTTGCCCGACGCCGGCGGGATGTTTCGGATCGGTTCATGTTTCCGCAACGGTGGAGTCGAATGCTATGGTGTTCATTCCTGCCAGTGTTTCCCCTGGAATCTCAACGAGATTGGTTTGCCGGCGAATATGACGGTAGGCGAATACTGCGAAGGCAAGCCGAATGGCACGGTCATACCAGGTCATTTTCCAACGCGTGATTTCTACCGTGGTTTTGGATTCGGCAACAGTTTCGATACCGATATGGTCTGCAAAAACTTCAAATTGACTCCGAAAGATGTTGAGGTATTCGTACGGACGGACCAATTTTTATCGCCCGATATTGTGCGGTTTTCAAACGTGATCGAAGGCGACTGCAACGCGAATCCATTGATATCATGTACTGGTCGCGTCCAACCATCACAAAGCGAAGATGGATTTACGAATACCGTGCCCGATCCGCCTGAGTTTTATAACAGCAATGTTGCAGACAGACAGCGATTCGACGAAGTGTTTTTAGTCAATCCAAGCATGTTTTGGAAATTGCCCGGCGGGTTAGATTCTGAAGGTGGCAATCATCCTGCGCCGATAGGAGAGCCGATCAACACAGTCGCCACGATCGAGACACCGTTCCTGTCTCCGTCGAGTTTATTCGAATGGGACACGACACGATTCAAAAATCGGGTGATGACGAAAATACTCGCGTGGACAGGCAATCCTGGCGGAGGCAATCCGTGGGACGTTGTCCTCGACCGGCTGGATCATGTACACACACAATCGACAGGCAACACGGAAATCGGCGAATATGCCCGCGTGTTCGACGCGACTGGTGCGCCCGATCCATTCGCGGTGATGATTCCCGTTGAGACGGTTCGCGGACGAGTGCGCGGATTCGATTGTTGGGGCAACGTAGACGTATTTGTCAGGCGTGTTTCGATGACGATGAGCATAAAACCGACGACGATCGATCGTCTCGAAGGCGTCACGCGATATGTTCGTACACACGTGCGGTTTTTCATGGACATCGATCTTGCTGCGCGAGCGCAATTCGACGGAATACTTTTCAATACACGCACTGAGTGCCAGGCGATTGGACCGTTGATCAATGATGCGAGCGGGATCAATTTCCCGATCGATCAGAATAGTAAACAACTTGTTTATGAGTTGGGACCACAACACGGTGGTCGGCCATTCCGGCTTGAGCGAAGGTTGAGTTGGGCTGGTTATCATGGTCGCGCGGGTGATGGATGGAATGGGGACGTAAAGATCAAAGAAGGTTTTGACAGTCTCTGCAAGCGGAAGGCGGATGCAATGAGCGTGCGCGTGTTTGGCTGGCCAACAGATTTGGATCAACCGGACGGGAAGCGTGCGACGGCATACGGCGGTGGGTTTACGATAGGGTTTAGGAATCAATGATACGTCAAGCAGACATTCAAGATATCGCGCGTCAGGCGAATGCGAAATACGTTCCGCCAAAGCCGGAACCGGTGCGAACGAAGCAGAAGCATAATCCGAAAGTGGAACATCCTCGCAAGATCGTCAAGGTTTATCCAATCATCACGGCGGAGTTCCACGGGTTGGGATCAAGCGACCGTTTACGCGTGTATCCTGCTGCATATCCTGGCCGTGGTATAGTTGAGTGGCTCTTCCGCGTATTGGTCCGTCCTCGCCGGATGATGCGGTTACTCTTATGGATGTTGCGGTTGCCCGGTCGGGGTTATTCTATGCTGCGAACCGTGGCGAGCGGGCGAGTTGCTGATGATGTTCTCGCCAAGCGGAATCGGGCTTGCCAAGAGTGCAGATTCCGTCATCTTGTCGTGAGACAAAAGCGAGGCCGCATTGAAGGGCATAGTTATTGTGAGGCGTGCAATTGTCCGAAGTGGCGATTGTCGAGGTTGTCGTTTAAGAACACGCGGAAGGGTTGGCATTGTCCAATGCGGTTGCATCCGGGACCATATCCGGATAATGACGTTCGCGCGTGGCTTTTGAAGCACAAAGAGGTTAGAGATTTTCCCGCGCCTACAATAGGTGGGTGTAGCGGTTGCGGCGGAGGTGCCGCACAAGGCAGGTGATTTATGGCCGATAAAACTTGGGTCTCAACGAATGGCGACGTAGCTGATCCGGCTAGTTGGAGTCCGACGGGGCAACCACAGCCAGGAGATAACCTTTTTATAGGGCCTGGCACACAGACGGGATTGACCGTCAATGCCAACGCTTTTGCAACGGTGGTGTTTGGGATAATCCGCTTCACGAAACAGTTTACTGGCGCTATCGGCGGACCAGGCGCACCATTCGTAGTCAACGGTGACTCAATAGCTAAGTTTGTTTTCCAAGGGACAGGTGACGCCTATTTTCACATTGATCCTTCCGGCGGTGCTGGCACAGTGATTTGGGATTCTGATGCTACCTTGTGGTCGACTAACAGACTTGGAAGCACCTTTATTGCCAGGCGCGGAATTGTAAATATGAGCAATTCGTCCGACGCTAATACCATTATTGCAACAACGCATCCGACAGGTGCTACGCCTACGATTAACATTTTCGGAGATACAGGCACAACAATAAGTACGCTCTTTTGTGGCGCAGGAACTGTCAATGCCGAACGATCCATTACTTCAGTCAGACTATCTGGGGGTCGCATCAATAAGACCCAAAAGAAGTCAAGTACAATTCAAATGTTCGGCGGGGTATACCAGGACGATGCTGATGATGCCGGAGGGAATACTTTCACTATTATCGGTGGCGTAGCTGATTTTTCGCAAACTCCTCACGCAAAAACTGCCACTCTTATTGAGGTCTTCACAGGTGGAGATTACGTCAGTAACGGATCATTAACTATTACGTCTTTGATAGACGCACGCGGCGAGACGCCGCTATTCGCATAGGAGAATAATCATGGCGAGTGGGCATTGGACAAACGGCGGCGGCGACCGTGACATTAACACGGCCACTAACTGGTCGGGCGGAGCTGCACCTGGCAACAACGAGGAAATGAGGTTCATAGCTGACTTTTCCGGTGCAAACACCGGACCCAATACGAATATGGCCGCTCTGACGCTTATCGACCTCGACCTGCTCTATGTCGGCGAAGGATATACTGAAGACATAGGTGGGAACGGAAACGACCTCGATATTTCAGCGGATCACGTCTGGAACCGCGGCGCGGGGCAACTCTGGTATAAGGACGGAAGCGGAACCACTGATCTAGTAACGGTCGATTCTACCGCGGCGTCACCGGCAACAAGTGTGATGAACATAACCGGATCGGGCGTTACGCTCTTGCAAGTGCTGCGCGGTGGGGTCACGGTCGATGGTGCAGGAACTGCGACAAATATCGTCGTGGGTCGTCGAAACAGCGTAGCGGGTGACGCTAACTTGACGCTCACTGCGGGCACGACCGTCACGGATTACAAACAATATGGTGGGACGTGTACGTCAAGCAAGGCAATAACGACAGCGACGGTGTTTGGGGGTCAACTGACACAAGATACAAACACGATCACTACGCTTTGGGTTTTCGGAGGTCGGGTAAACTTCAACGTGACGGGCACGATTACGACAGTCTATCATTATGGCGGCACAATCGACGTGACACAGGGCGGCGGTGCTAAGACGTTCACGACGTATTACAAAGCTCCGGGCGCCGTGCTTGTCGGCGAAAACAATGGTCTTTTGACAATAACAACGAAATGGGACGTGAGCAACGCATGACAAGCGGACGAAAGACAGTCAAAACGCCAGGCCATCCTGAGTCTCTGAGCGACGTTCCGATTCCGGTCGCGTGGATTGAAATCGAAGCACTTGTTAGCAATTCGACAAGTTCGGCGGTCTACGTCGGTGGTCCTGAAACATTCGCGCGAGCTGGCGGAGAAATGGGCACGCGATTGGTGACGGACGGAACACGCGGCGATCGGATCACATTCAACGGCGTGGATTTGTCAACGATTTTCGTAGACGCACAGAATGCAGGCGAGGGCGTAAGTTATACCTATGGCTAAAAGCCGAGTCACTTCATTGCAACAGACGGCGGGCAAATCAGCCGTCACGCAAACGAACGCTCCCGCGGGAGGCGGCGGAGGGCCTATTGCAGTAGACGATCTGACGGACGCTGACACGACGACGGTGCCGCCTGTATTGAATAAAGTTCTAAAATGGAACGGCTCGAACTGGGTGCCAGGAACGGCGGGCGATACGACCGAGTTTACGTTCTCGATTGATAGCTTCAGCGACGGCATCAGCGATACGTTTCAGCTTATCGGATCTGGCGTCTGGCAGGCGATCAGCGCGATCACATTCACGGCATCGTATTCCAATGAACCGGTCGGCATGACGGCACAAGTGGCCATGACCGGATCATCTGTGGCGTGGGGATCGAATCTTTCGATGACACCGACGACGGGGCCGGAAACGAACACCGAGGCAGTCAATTATCCTTCGTCGGCAACCGGCACGATCACGTTTACATTGAGTCAGTCGGCGGACTCCAGCACCAAACAAGATTCGGTCAGCTTTTCAAACACGATGCGATATGGCACGAACGCCAACGGGATTGGTGCGCAGACACAAGCGAACATCGAAGCATTGACCGAGGTGGCGGGGCCGAATGAGTCGAGATTTCAAAGCATCTTCAACATTCCGACCGGAGCTGCGGGCGACAAAGTGACATTTGCGCATGCATCTCGATTGTCCAGCGTCGCACAAGTCAGAATGAATAGCGGATTCGGTTCGGTGACGGCATCGTTCGCGGCGAGTGCCACAACTCTGGCACCGACTGTGCAAACAATCAATCTCACGACGGTTACTAATTCGGCGGGATTTACCGAAGCATTCAAGGCGATCACATCTCGGCTGGCCGATCTTGCGAATGGATCGAATGACTTCGACCTACTGACGACTTCAACCGCTCAAAACTACATCTTTTGGGGCGAACTTGCGAAGGCGTCGGGTTATACGGAATCGGACGTTGAGAACAACACCGCGACGCAACCAGGGCAAGTCGCATCTAATTCTATGAGCAGCCGGTCGATGACGGTCAACGCGACCGCAAGCGAGTATACTTACATTGCATATCCAGCGCGTCTCGGTGCCTTGACTTCGATTATCATCGGCGGATTCGAATCGCTTGGTGATTTCAACGTCGATAATACCGCGTTGGCGGTGACGAACGATGCAGGATACCAAGAAGATTATCGAGTTTACGTTTCCAAGAATCCGGGCTTTACCGACCCGACAACAATGTTGGTGACAATCTAATGCCGAGTGTAGTAGGAGAGATTACAAAAGGCGCAGCATTTGACGCGATCGTCATGGCCACCAATGTCGGCATGGTCAGCAATGCACGCGTGTTGGGCAATTTGTCGGGTGCGAACAAGCCCGCTTCCGAATTGACCGGCGCACAATTGCGAACAATCATTCCGACGCAACCAGGCCATTTTATCTACATTGAGTCACCAGCGGCCACCGATTCGTTCCCTCTCGTTTATGTCCCGCATGCTGCAACCCTGAAACGGATCATCGGCATAACAGACGTTGGCACGGTGGATTTCAATATCGAAAAACGCGGTCAATTGACGCCCGATGTTGCGGGCACGGATGTTGAGGCGGTGGATTTACAGGCGACCGCAGCGGGATTGAATGATACGTCTTTTACTTCGCCAGCTATTTCGGCTGGTACGTGGTTGCATTATTCGGCGTCGGCGATTGCGTCTGCGCCAACAAAGGTTTGGGTGGCGTTGGAATATACCATTGATTGATTTGCCGATCATTGACGAAGAATGCGGGGAATGCGCAGCATGTTGTATGTTGGTTGGTAAACCTCCGTTTGACGATGACGAATTACGATCCTTGCCGATCCGTTTGGCGATACAGGTGAAACAAATGGAGGATTGCAGCGAAACCTATCGACCATGCGAATGGTTTGATTCGGGAAATAGGCGCTGTTTGCATTATGAATATCGACCGAAAGAATGTAGAGATTTCGAACGCGGCTCTGATGACTGCTTGTCGTCTCGAAAGATTGTAGGAATTGGGGAAGTATAATGGCTGTTGGTGATCTATATATCAATCAGGGAACGACGATCACGTTTGACTCTACGCCGACTGACGTAGCTTTGACTTTGACTTCGTTGGCGTCGGGTTCGATCCGCTATAGTGCACCGGCGGATCTAGCAATCTTAGGCGATGGTGCTGGACCGGGGCTATATCAGTGGGGACTCAAGACAAAGTTCGCCACAACGCCTGTGCTTGATGAGGTAATCGACATTTATCTTGCTCTGTCGGACGGCACAAACGATTTCAATATATCCCAGACTGATCATACAGAGACTCTCGAAAGCACTTTCGCGGGCGCCAAATGGATTGGTTCTCTTGTTGTAAATGAAGCATCGACAACTGCATCTTTTACAGCATTCGGTGAAGTTTTTATCCCGACCAAACAAGTGCAGGCGGTGATCGCAAACGGAACGGCAGATGGGCTGTCTGCGACGGCGGCGGACCATGCGTTTTATCTGACGCCTCTACCTTACAAGAAGCAATAATGGCTACAAGTGGGGTCGGCAATTCTTTCCCTGGCGTGTTACGTGCGTCAGACGCAGCGAGAACAAGTTCGGAATCCGCCTATCCGCAATTATGGCGTGGATTGATGACTACATTCAGTCCGTGTCTGTTTTTGCGATATATGCATTCGGCATTGACGCTTGCGGCAAACATTGGAGCGGTTCGGCAATTCACTTATTCGATCACAGGGCATTCACCAGGTAGGTTGTTTGAACGTGGGTCGTTAACACAAGCCAAAACAACAATCGGACCTGCGATACATACAGGCGATTCTTCCGCAGCAGGAGCATTACGAACATCTGCCAACGATCACTTCAATCAAGTCAGATTGACTCCACCGTTTACAATTCAGGCGTTTGTAAGCCCTAGTAATCTTGCTGGTTTTTCTTACATCTGGTGCACGGATCAAAAGGGATCGTCAAAGGCAGGGGGCAAACTCAAAGGCCACATCTTATATTTGGATAATACACTTCAAACGATTGCGCTCGTTGCACATGATGGCACTCTGTCTGCGCTCAACACAGGCGGCGCCTTCCAACATCAGGATGTTTCGATCTTTGCTGCGAACGACAATCTCAATATCATTGCAGCAACCTCGGGCGAGCCAATAGATAATACTCCGCACAAGTTATGGCTCAACGGCGTTGCGCTTTCGACAACCACATCTGGCAATCACATCACTGCGACGCACGGCACCAACGCTCTCTATGGTGGGTTGCGCGATGGAGTCTATTCAGATTCGCTCTCGATTGCGCATGTCGCAACTTGGAATCGCTATCTCTCGGATGGCGAACTCAAGATTCTGAGCGATGATCCTCTCGCGATTTATAGGCCCAACTTTCAACGGCGGATACATCAATTCCCGCCCTTTGATATTGATGCAGGCCTAAGGACCGTCACCACGGGCGGGGCAGTGATCACGTCCAAGCGGGTTCTCACGGGCTAGGCTGGCCGACGCTTCATAAGTCGTTGATATTCCTAGACTTACGACAATTTCGACATTTTGTCAAAAAAACCTCGATATTTATTTGACAAGCGGGCGGGGATGTCGTATAGTATATGTGTCAGGCAATGATGGATTGCCGAGCAAGCCAAAAACGAAAGGGAAAAATGATGAGCAAAACACTGATAACACACACCTGCGGACATGAGATCACGCACAATCTCGTCGGCAAATACAATGATCGGGATCGCAAGGCCGAATGGCTTGCTACCATGCCATGCTTGGATTGTAAGCGATCTGCTGAGTTAGAGACAGCTAGAGAGACGACTTCAGACCTTCCGGCTCCGACGGGGTCGGAAAAACAGGTCAACTGGGCGACAACGATACGGGCCAAACTTGTTACGGAAGTGGATCAATGCATCGAAAAAATCCGACCGCAAGTAATCGCCAATGGTAAGGAAGAGAACTTGGACAAATTACGCGAGATCATAATGCACAACGCCGATGCAAAGTTTTGGATCGACAATCGCGATTGTAACGGCGAAAGCATTGTCAAAATGACGGCGCGTAAAATGGCAAGCAAATAACAACACGAAAATCGAAAGGGAAAACGATGAAAACGAAAACAACAGGCGAACTGAACTATCTTGGAAATATCTACCTCGTACGTGCGGCTTGGCTCATTGCTGGAGGCATGGCCGACGGAGTCAATCTCGACAACATAGCTCGGACAATAGCTGGCGACGTCCTCGATTGGACCGACGTCCAGGAAAAGATTTTGAACGTCATCACCGAAATCTCGGCGCACGTATATGATGTTACCCCACCGGGCGGGGACCGCACCCGGATCGGGAAGATTGGGCGGCACGTCATCGACGACTGCGAAATCTATTGGATCAACACCAATGCCTATATTGAATGGTATCGTGGAGATTCGCCAGAAGCGAACGCCGTCCGCGAGCAAATCGAAAACAGAAGATCGGACGATTAGATGACCGACGAAATTAACTTCGACGACCTATGTCCGCGTTGTCAACGATTGGTCCAGGGCATGACTGCCCCACAAGGCCGACCGCGCAAAACTGGTATATCGGATGAAGAGATTGTCCGGTTGCGCGCTGAGGGCATGACATATCGTGCGATCGGTAAGCAGCTCGGCGTGACTGCGCAGACGGTTGCGAATCGGCTGAAAAAATATCAAGAAAAGACTTGAGCCGTCGATCAAATCGGCCGATGATTAAAACCATGGACGTCAGCAGAAAAACAAAGGAAACAACGTGCGGATCGGGAGCTGCCTCATCGCCAGATGCCGGCGTCCATCCTCCCGATCCGCCGTTGTGCTTGTTTGGCCAGGGATCGTATGCTTGGGCATATGACCCACAAAAAACGACTTCCCTCCAGGCGCGGGCGGTGTGCGGTTGCCGAGCGATCGCGCGCCGCCTGTTTTTGCGAAAGGTAAAACGATGAATCGAAAACGACCGCATGATGACCTGATCCGCGCGACGATTGAACTTTTGAAACTCGCGCATCTGCCAAGTATTTCATTGACGATGTTGCACGGCATAGTCAACGTCGAGGAACAACGCGACGGTTATTCCGTGGACATACAAACTCCAAGAGGTAAGTCGAACTGGGATACGCATTTTGTTTGCGAAGACGTGACAATCGATGAAGTCAGATGTTGGCTAGCGATTGCGATGGACCTCGCTGATACGCTTGTTCTAAGCTGCGAAAAAGCTCAGTAGAGGACAATTCATAATATGCACAACAAGCGGTCTCGGACTAATACTCACAAGCGTCATAAATCGAATCTCGTGGATGATCGGTTCAAACCACCGCCGCCGAAGGACAGGCTGATTTTGCTCTTAGCCACGATGATGGAATCGGGATTGCGACTCAAAGAAATCGCCAAACGGATCAACGTCGGAGAACGTCGCACGATGGTAATGCTCGCCGAGTTGAAGGACGCCGGACTGGTCAAGCATGTCCCGTCGCTGGGCGGTTGGTCGCTCGACAATGAAAGGATGTTTGAGAATGTCAAACCGCAAAGATGAACTCGCACCGATTGAGCAAACAGCCATCGAATCCAAGGGCGATGGGCGAGACCTTATCACAAACTCGCGAGCACAGTGCTTCAAACTCTGTCCTCGCAAACACTACTATTCTTACGTTTGCGGCGTGCGACGCGAGCAGTCGGCCGCTCTACGATTCGGAGGCGCATTCCACGAGGCCTTGCATCTTTACAAAACGACTGAAGATATTGACCGTGCAACGTCGTTTTTGGACGACAACTATCGGGCAATGATCGACGCGACGGATTCTGAAGAGCGAATCGAATCCTTGTTGCTTGAATTGGTCAAGGTCAAGGCACTTTTGCAAGGCTATATAATCCGCTGGGCTGATGAGCCGATCGAGATTTTGGAATCCGAGATTCAATTCGACTTGCCGATCGTTAATCCGCAAACGGAGAAGGCGAGTCGAACATATCGGAATGCAGGAAAGATTGATGCCGTCGCCCACTACGATGGCCGCCTGGTAATTCTCGAACACAAGACGACTGGTGATTCGATAACGACCGATTCCAATTATTGGGATCGTCTCGCGCTCGATGAGCAGATCAGTCGCTATATCCTTGCAGCCCGCGAACTCGGTTATGACGTTGGCGGTGTTCTTTATGACGTGATCCGCAAACCGTCTATTGCTCCCAAACTTGTCGGTCGCGGCGAGGACAGACGAAGGGAATCTCTTGTTGAGTATTCTGAGAGATTGAGTGAAGATATTGGTACACGCCCATCATTCTATTTTGCGCGGCGTGAAGTCGTTAGATTCGAACGAGAACTTACTGAAATGCGATACGAAATGTGGGACATAGCGAAGCAGATTCGCCAAGCCGAACGGAATAATCTGCACTACAAGAATTCGCAATCGTGTAGATTTCCTTATCCCTGCGCATATTTGCCATTGTGCGTCAATCAAATTGACGTTGAAAATGAAGCACTGCCCGAAGGGTTCGAGCGAGTGCAAAATGTGAATCCTGAATTGGGAGAAACAGATGATGCCAACAGCACCACCACCGCCGCCGCGAAAATCAGCGCAAGCACCAACACCTGTTGAAAGGAAACCCAAGAAGTTCACTGTGTCGAACGTGTCATGCACGAACGGTCAAGCGATCGTCATTTATGGGACAGGCGGCGTCGGTAAGACTTCGCTTGCATCGCTCGCGCCGTCGCCGATCTTTTTGAATCTCGATAGAGATGAATCGAAGGCGAATATACGCCAGGTCAACGGAGTAGAGACGTTTGTAGATATGCGCGAT